ACGCAAACCCCAGCACCGCCACCGCCGCCAATTGACTGCGTTGCAGTTACACCAACAGCTCCTGCGCCGCCGCCGCCACCGGCAGGACCAGCAAACCCACTTGAGCCAGCACCACCATTATTACCTTGCCCTAGTACCCCTACGCCGCCTGGATCAACGACGGAATTAGTGTTTGAACCGCCACCACTTCCTCCAGTACCGCCCACTGATGCTGTTGTCCTACCCCCACCGATAGCAGTTATGCTTCCAAAAACTGAGTTTGATCCAGCGGTTGAATTTCCATTAACTGATGTCCCCGCGCCGCCAGCTCCAATGGTTACAGTAAGAGCAGATCCTGGCGTAACTTGAAATCCAGTTGCTTGGAGAACACCTCCAGCACCGCCACCTGAACCATTACCACTGCCCCCTGCACCACCAGCAACAACAAGATACTCCACCGTAGTGGTTTTCTGGTCGGTTAGCGGGTTAAAGGTCGCTGATACAAAGCCGCCTAAATTTTGATTACTCATGTCTGTGCCTTAAAAAGTAATCGAACCAGAAGATGTCCATGTGTACACACGGTTCTTATAGCCAAGACCTGTTGCGAAGGGGGAGAGTTGGTTCCATGTAAGACCCGCCCCAGGATTATTTCCAGGAACAAAACTGTTTGCAGAAGAATCAGCAAGGTAAGCGCCAGAATTTGCATTTAATAACAAAGATGTTCCAGACACCGCAGTTAAAGGCGCAGTAGGAACAGTGAAATTTGACGTATAAAGCGCAGTACCTTTTACAATCCGGACGTTTGTTGCATTACCTGTCCAAAAGTATGAAGTAGCACCATCACTAAAAAATGTTGGTCCAGGATTTCCACAGATATAGTTTGTAGTGTCTGTCCAAGTAGAACCTTCTTGCACTCCGTTTATAAACATTTTGGTGCTTGTACCACTACGACAAATAACAAAATGAAACCATGAACCGTTTGGAATAGTGTTAGTAGAAGTAATCCGAGTTGCTGTATCTACGTAGTAGTACATTTTGTTATCCGTATTTTTAAAGATATACGGATACGCGCCATTTAATCCAGGCCTAAAATCAAGCGGGATCATTAGCGTCCCAGATGTTGTCGTATACAACCACATCTCAATTGTGAAATCTCCAGTACCAAACACAAAAGCAGACTGCCCAGCGTACCTAAAACTTGTTGCCCCATTTAAAGACAAACTCCCCGATCCTGATGTGCTTACCGTAGGCGATCCAGTAGTTGATGCTGCGGCTTGGTAAATGTCTGGGTAGGAAAGGATGACAATACCGGAACCGCCAGTACCGCCATTAGAACCCCATCCGCCAGCACCACCACCGCCTGTGTTTGCAGTTCCATTTCCAGTTGCGTTCGTATAAACAGTATTTGTACTTCCACCGCCACCAACCCCACCAATTCCGCCTGGTGTTCCAGTAGAGCCAGCAGCCCCACCAGAACCTCCGCCAGCATAAGCGGTTCGTGTTCCAGAGATATCTGAGGAGATTCCTGCACCACCGTTTCCAGCAGTAGAGGTTATCGTAAGGCCCCCTGCAGTCCCAGCACCTCCCCCACCGCCAGATGTATAGGGTTGCCCAAAAGCAGATGTAGTCACACCGCCGTTATTTCCTTGTCCAGAAGTGCCAGATCCCGGAAATCCATTTGGATAGGTGGCAGAATATCCACCTGCAGAACCACCCCCAGAACCGCCACTTGCTCCGCTTGAATATGCGTTGGTAGTTACGGCATTCCAACTACCGCCTCCCCCACCGCCAACAGCAGTAAGACTCCCAAAAACAGAATTGTTCCCAGAAGAACCTCTAGATGCTGCTGCAACTCCACCGCTCCCCCCACCACCAATAGTTACGGTAATTGATGCTCCAGAAGTAACGGGTATATTTCCTTGCAATAATCCACCAGCACCACCACCAGCGCCTGATCCACCACCACCGGCGCCACCAGCAACAACGAGGTAGTCAACATTCACAGGCTTTTGATTAGACCAAGCGCCTTGAGTTAGTGCCTGATTAACCTGCTTTAATGAAAAAACTCCGCTAGGCATTTAGCACCTCAGAAAGTAATTGTCCCTGACGATGTCCAAATGTAGACGCGCCAGTTATCGTATGTGTATGTTTGTGGAGAACCTGTTGTTGCAGCAGCCGGAGCGTAAAAAGATGGGTAACGAATAATTACAACCCCTGATCCACCCGCCCCACCTGGCTGATTTGGTGCGCCAGAACAAGTACCACCTCCACCACCACCGCCCGTATTAGCAAATCCTGGAGAACCAGCGCCATTACTGACTGCTCCAGCAGCGCCACCACCTCCAGCCCCAGGAAGCCCAACAAAACTTAGACCGCCCGCACCAGTATACGCACCGCCACAGCCACCGCCAGCGTAAAAAACATTGGTTCCGGTTATGTCAGATGCAAAACCTGTTCCGCCCGATCCTGTAATGGCAGGTGTAGTAGTTAAACCTGCTGAACCGGCACCACCTCCACCACCTCCGGAAAAACCATTGTTTCCATTTCCCCCGCTGTTGCCTTGTCCGACAGTTCCAGCTCCAGGGTTTGCATTATTTCCTAAAGAGCCGCCACCAGAGCCTCCCACTGCCGCAGATCCCGCTCCAGCATAAGTATCACCACCTCGACCACCACCAAGTGTCGTAATGTTTCCAAATACTGAATTTGATCCGTTTGTTGCAGCAGTAGATGAAGCAACAATACCGGCAGCTCCTCCGGCTCCAATTGTTACGGTAAGTGCGGTTCCCGGCGTGACAAGGTATCCAATGGCGGCGAGCAAACCACCAGCCCCACCACCACCGCCACCATTTCCAGAACTAGCGGCTGTGCCACCGCCACCACCTCCAGCAACAACAAGGTACTCAACCGATGGAGTCGGTTGTTTTTGCGAGGCAGATAGCAATCCGCCGTTATAACGAAGTCCCATGTGGGCGCTCCTTAATTTATTTCCTCCCAACTGCAAGTCACCACCACGTCATTGGCAGTGCTTGCAGTGGCACCGATAGACTTGTCTTCTAACAGGTAGAAAGCCGTTGTCTTATCAGTAACAATCAGTGTTGTGTCAGCCGGGACAGAGATGGTCGACGCGATTGCTGTGCCTGTTCCTCCAAGGTCATCCTGGGAAAAGATCTTGATTGTAATGTCGCAAGCTGCCGAACCATCTACGTTAGCTACAACGATATTGTTGATCTTGAATATCTTGCCAGAAGAGGCAGGGTTGTTGACCAAAGCTGTTGCAAACGGGTCTGCCGTTGAAGAAATAAGATACGTCGAGGTATTACCGTAAATGGTAGTTACGTTGACGATATTAGGATTTGCCATTTAAAACTCCTTAAGATTAGCCGCCAAAAACCAGAGCCATCGCAATGGCCTTGCCGGTTGAAATACCTACATTACCAAAAGTTAAATTTCCACTGCCATCAGTAAGCATTGCTTGTCCACTCGTTCCGTCTGCTGTCGGCATCGTCAATGTGTAACTTGATGCAATTGTGTTTGGTGCCTGAAGTGCAACATACTGCCCTCCAGTTGTGTCTTGGAGCCGCAGATCGCCAGTAGCCGTAATATCAACCTGAGAAGCCGTAACCGTGGTCGCAGTGATTGCGCCACCTTGAATTGCTACAATTACAAAGTCTGTGCCGTTCCAGGCTACTACTGCCCGTGCGCCAGCAGCGATTGTCGCCCCAGTTGTTGCCGCGCCTTTAACAACAACTGCACCATCCGAAGCATTAATAACTACGTACGATTTGCTTGAGCTTGGGGTAATAATGTTTCGGCTCACCCCAGGTGTCCCAGTTGGGATCAGGATAGCGCATCGAGCTTCGTTGGAAGCACCAGATCCAGTTGTAGATAAAGTCCAATCGCCAGAGGTAACGCTTGCAGTTGCGGCACCGGCAATAGAATCTTCTACCAGCTCTGTAATGCTATCGTTAACGACCTGGCCCCAGGTACCGGCTAATTCTCCGGTGGTTGGGAGGGCAAAGCCCAGTAGGTTTGTATAGTTAGTTGCCATAATTTTTCCTTAAGCTGCTACGTCAATCTCTTCCCAGTCTGGTACCTGGGCGTCATTAATCTGTGTCCAATTAGGCGTCTGCGAATCATTAATCACTGACCACCCCCCAATTTTTACTGTTCCTACTGCGCCAACTGCGCCAACTCCAGTAACAAACTCTATGTCGTCTATCTTAAAGCCAACATTACCAACTGCGCCAGTACCAACCACATTTGGTACAAACGGCTGAACCACCGTCGTAACTGCACTAACCGCTCCTGTACCGCCCACCCCAGTAACTTCGTAGTTACTGTTAATCATGAAGGCTACAGCCCCAACTGCCCCAATGCCCTCTACGCCTACCGGTACAACATAGTCACTAATGTCTACAGCGACGTCACCTACTGCCCCAGTACCTTCAACGCCGGTTACCGCGTAGGCTACTTGCGGTACCGCATCGCCAATTTGTCCTAGACCTTCAACCCCAACCGGGATTACGATCCGTCCAATACGTACGTTGACGTTACCTACTTCTCCAACACCTTCTACGCCAACCGGGACAATAGTCTCGCTAACACTAGCAACTACATCACCTACGGCTCCAGTACCCACAACTCCAGGAACCACAAACGAAATGGCGGGAGTAGTAGTTCCAACCTGCCCTGTACCTTCTACTCCTGTAGGTACAAGGTTTTTACTCAGACTGAAGGCTACAGTTCCTACTTCACCTGTACCAACAATCGGTATTGCATCTGGTACAACAATATCGTCAACCTGCACAATGAAGCCGCCAACCTCAGCGACTCCCTGTACCCCATTTGGCGCATGCGCCACTAACGGGGTTGTTGTTCCTACTGCTCCAGTACCCTCAACTCCGGATACTGTGTAAGAAATAGCAAAGGTTACTGTTCCTACTGCCCCGGTGCCTTCTACTCCTACCGGAACAACCGCCTTGCTAATTCCTATTGTTACTGTACCTACTTCACCTGTACCGGAAACCGAGATTGACCCAGTTCCCCACGGCGATACACCCCAACCCTGACTACCCCAGCCGTCGAGCGGGACTACAACTGAAGCGCCGCCCCAGTTAGTAGATCCCCACCCTTGTTCGCCCCAGCCGGTCGCCACATTGCAGCCTTACTTAAGCAATACGAATAATTGCAGTAGCGGCAGCGGGAACGGGAAACTGAATCTGGAAGTCGCCCGAAGATACCTGCTGATCGCCACCAAAGCTCAGAACTGCACAAGCTGCATTTGAAGCTGATGTGTTGTAAATGATCGCGCCGGAAGTCGTGAAAGTTGCCGACGTCCAGGTAGTGTTATCAAAGTCACAAACTGCGGTCGTGCCATCAGCCACAGGAGTAATCGAAGTTAACGTATTACCGCCGGTCGTGTATCCGCTGCCATTAGGAAGCTCGTCCGAGTTGCCGGTCAGGTCGCTGTAGTTTGTTGTTGCAGCGCCATATGTTCCAGTGACCAAAGCGGTCGATTTGCCAAGAGCTATTTTAAAAGTGTTACCAGTAGAAGCGGTAAAGTTGTGAACTGCCTTAAGAATCTCGACTTTGAACGAGGTAGGCATTGCGGTGGTAAATCCAGGCATGTTATTTCTCCAAAAGTTTTGTTAATTCAGGATGTCCCGCGTCGCGGAAGCGGTTATTAAGAGTGGTGTGATGGGACCGAATACACTGATTCCCATAACTAATCAGTACGGCACGAATATGCTCTCTAAAAGCCTCAGCCTGCTGCCGAATAACAGGATCAGCCGTTGCGCTTATAGCAATAATGCGATCTAAAGCATTTTCAGCAAGCTCTTCAGGCGTGAACCCCCGACCGGAGACTCCCATCGCCTTAACTGTTCCAAGTAAAGCACCGCCAGAAGCTGAAAACATTACACCATCCTTATGATTGCACTGTCTGCCGTATTAGCAGGGAATGTAACGGTAAACGTCTGATTTGTCACCGTACGATCTGAACCAAAGTTCAGCACAGCAACTGACCGATTGGCTTTGCTTGCGTTATAGATCAAAGCGCCACGGCAAGTAAAAGTAGCCCCAGGCCAGGACGCATTATCAAAGTTAACAAACGCCGTGGTGTCAGACGCCAGCACAGTTGCCCCAGTCAGCGTAATCCCGCCAGCCGTGTATCCCGTGCCAGTGATTTCATTACTCGTCGTATATGCGGTCGTATCAGCGCCCAGGTCGGCAAACGCCGTGTACAAGGCAATCATGATGGTGTCCGTGAGGAGGTTATGCACCCCCTCATAGAGTTCCTCTTTAAACGATGTGGTCTGGGTTTGGGTGATCATTTAACTGGGTACCTTACCTGCCCATCCCTATAGGCATCCTGACGTAGCTTACCGTCGCCAAGCTGTTTAGCCATCATAAAGGCTTCGTCATAGCGTTTCTGGTAGACCACGATAATGTCCTGTTCACCCTTCATGAAGGTGTAAGCCTCAAGGAGTGCGCCGTAGAGCAGTAGCGAGTCCATATTGTCGCCAAGCCAGGTAGTTCCAGCAGTAACAATAGACTCTGGGTAGTAGCCAAAATGCAGCTCTACTTGATAGGAAATATCAGGTGTTGGTCCTAACAAGAACGTATTGTCATCAAAATAAGCATAGTGCGTCGGCTTGCCAGACACCAAGGGGTACGGAAACGCCTCACGGATGAAGTTTACATCCTTGTTTAGCAAGTACTCGTACACGCCCGTAGCCGGATCAATGACCGCCAGGGAGTAGGTATAGAGAAAGTCAGACGGCTGTTGCAAATACTTATTGCCGGGAGTTGTGGTTCCCGTCATGTTCTTGCGGATCGCAGGGAACTGGATCGTGTTGTAGATCCGCTGTTCAGCCTGCTGAATGAACGTATCAATCTGCTCTTTTTGGGTGAAAACGACCGTGCCCGTACCGGCAGGATCCGTCCAGGTTGTACCGGGGAAGTCGTTTTCGACGTATCCCTTGATCGTTTCAAAGAGCTGTTGGTAGTTCATATTTAACCCATCGGTCCCCGAGCCATGACGCCTTTGGTAGCAGCACCTGTACCCCGAATTTTAATGCCAGAAGTCTTAGTTTCGGGAAATGTTTTAGCGGTAATATTGCCCACGGACATATTCATGCGCTTGACTTCTTCAGAGCCAGTACCGGTCTTTACGACATCCTGAATCTTAGTAGCTTGGCCCTTCATATTGTGTGGTGCAGCATAGACGTCGGCCTGCCCGACCTCTTTACCCATAACCTTTTTGCTGAACTTAGCCATTTAGATACCTGCCTTTCGGACTTTACGAACCGGGGAAAGCTGGTTAGCTACCTTAGCCAAACCACGCCCAACCTTTTTCATTTCCAAATTGGTCTTACCGCCAGCACGATATCCTTTACCGTGCATAGCTTTTTCGTGACCTTTGACAGCCTTTTTTGCCTCAGTTTTTGCAATAGAACGCATGTTCATTTTCTTCTCCTAAGAAGTAGTTACTGTTCCAACAAAGGTTTTAGCCACTAACGCATTTGGCGTCAACCCCGCATCGTTTGCCCTGGATCCGCCTACCGGATACCAGCCCCATTCAATAATTCGACTACCACCAGACGGATCTCCGGTTTGATCAACATCTGGTCCAGTGCCCGTTTCAATCTGAAGCCCAGTGTATCCTGCTTGTGTATACGTTGTATCAGGCCGTGGGTTGCGAAGTGCCTGGGGATCATTGACGGGGTACATACCAAGCTGCAACTGAGGCTGATCCGGCTCCCAACAAGTGGGGCAGACCAGCAAGTTGACGTTCTTTGTCTTGATAACGAGCTGGCGCAGTTGCTTCAGTTTGTACCGAAACCCGCACCTATCGCACTGCGATATGGCCCATTTACCAGAGGCAAACTTACTCGGCATTAGTAGAACAACTCACGCGGCGCAAGCCGTAGAGAAGCCTTTTCCCGGTCCTCAGAGGACGCCAACATCCACTGCTCTTCGTAGTCCATCTTCAGGCGATCAAGCCGTGGCTGACCTTCTGGGATCTTCAGAGCAATGTAATACGCTAACCCCGCTACCAGGCACGTCAATAACCGGAACGGGATGTCTTGGGTATTCGTGCCGTTACCCGCATCTTGAATCCTACGAAGACGCCAATACACAAAGGTGTAGTAGTCGCTCTGATCTGGCGCAGGCCAGACGTTAATCTTAGGATGGTCTACCCCAGTTGTTGTGTTTGTTCCGTTTGGACGCCCGCCCGGAGGGTAAGTAGCTCCAGAAGACCGGTCAATCCAGACCTGAATAGGACGCCCTTGTGCGTTTTTATTAGGTATCGTCGAGTAGGTAGAAACGCTAATACGGGTGATATTGATGTCGGTTTGGTTAACGCCAGTCTGAGTCCGGATTACGTGGTCCAGAAGATCAATCGTATCGACCGGCAACTCGTAAGTAATCTGGCCCTGAACCATGGGGATCGAACCCTGCTCAATGGTCCAAAGGTTGATGCCTCGGTTAGCCCACTCAACTGTCAAAAGGTTTAGGCTGCGACGTGCAGTCCGAAGGTCGTAACCAGATCGAAGCTCACCCCCAGCACGCTCAAACGCCTCTTCAACGAGGTTATTGAGGTCTAAATTAAAGGTAGAGGTACCGGATGTGGTCATTTTATTTTCCTGTGCCGAACAACTTTTTTAGCCACCGTACGAGGCTGTGGTACGTGCTGTGCTCCTGCGGCTTTACCGGCACGCTTGGCTCGGGTGGTGGCGGCGTATTCTTGCGGGGAGAGGGCTTTGATCGCGGCTTTGGGGAGGTACCTTTCGCCGGTCGCTTCACTTCCTTGCGTAGAAGGTTTGCCACTCTTAGTTCTCCACTCTTGCTTGGTCCACGCCTTTAGACTTCTCTGCGGCTTTTTCAAGTTCGACATACCGTTGCCTCTGCCTTATTTGTCTAAAGTCTTCTGACGCCTGCAAGATCCAGTTAAACACGTTTCCCTCGGAGGGGTCGTATACCGGAAACTTAATCCCGGTACCCACCGCCAGCCTTCTTGTACTGCTGAGCCAGCATCTGGGCTTTACGGGCACTCCACTGTCCAGGAGCGCCGCCCTTTCCGCCAGCTTTAATACGCTCAAACAAACTCTTACGCATACCGGGTTTGGTGTAATTCCCCGCCTCATTGACGCGAGAAACCTTGCCGCCCTCGGCGTACATAGAAAACTTATCCCCGTCTTTACGAGTTTCAGTCTTAGGTTTCGGCATCTTTGAGGGGTTTATCGCCCCCATGCCCCGGCTCGCCATCATGTCAGCACTTCCCGCCGTACTTCATACCTTTACCGCCAGCCATCTTTACTTGCATGCCACGGGTCTTACCTTTTTTAGCAATACCATCAGCTTGCTTATGACCAGCAGCAAGTCCGCCAGCAGCCATTTTCTTGGCTTTGCCGCCGTACTTCATACCTTTCATTTCAGCTTCTTCGTGCTTAACCATGGCTTTAGGAGCGCCTTTCTTTTTCATAAAGGACACTTCTTTCTTCATCATCGCTTTGGACTCTTTCATCTCGCCACCTTCTCTCATTTTTGGTTTAGAAAGCCCAGCTTCGCTCAAGCCAATCGCCATCGCTTGCTTGGGGTTAGTTACTTTTTGCCCTGACGAGGACTTTAATTTCCCCGCCTTGAACTCACGCATTACCTTGCCAACTTTGGCCTGTTTGGGCATAGGTTTACCGCCCATATCGGCAGACTTCCCGCCCGTGCTACCCATACCAAAACTGAGCTTTTTCATACCATCCGTCCTCGGGTTTTACCGCGCTGAGCAATACCGTCGGCGCGTTTAGAAGCTGATCCCATGCTAGGCTTAGAAGTTTTAACAGCGCCCATCTTGGATGCGCCAACTTTGCCACCCTTCTTCATCATCTGAGTAGCGGGGATTCGGCTGTCCATTTCTCCACTGCGAGTAAGGCGAACACGCTCGGCAGCACCTGCGTCTGTACGGGGGAGGCCACTACCTTTGTCACCTCCTCTAATTTTGCTAATTAGGCGTCGAAATACATTCATAGTTACACCATCTTTCCACGAGTTTTACCGCGCTTAGCGCAGCCATCAGCTACCTTGCGATAACCAGCCTGACCACCAGCAGCAAACTTTTTAGTAAAGCGAATGCCGGGAACGCGCTTACCTGTATCGGGGTTCCGAATAAGATCCGGCTCAACGCGACCACCAGCAATCTCAATGCCTGGTCTTGGTATTTGTGGTTTGTCGTTAAACATCATTTACCCCTTTGAAATAAGCCGGTCAATTTTTTCTTCAAGCCGGTTAAAGCGTTGATCAATGTGTTCAGTAATTCTTTCAACTTCTGCTTTAGTGACGTTATCACGGGCCACCTCCACTCTTGTTTGGTTAATCAGCGTTTCAACATCGCTGAGCTTTTTGAACTTTTCGTGCGCCATATAAGCCACCAGTCCAAGGACTAGACTTAATCCGCCGTTCCATAAAAGAATTGTGCTATCCATTTAGCAATTCCACGCTCTTAGGGATTTATTAATACGAGAGTTTGGGTCTTTTTTAGCCTTTTCCCCAGTCAACTTAGCCTTCATCCCAGACATCCGAGCACAAAACGACTTGCGCCGCGCTGCGTCTTTATCAGTTTTGGGTTTAGGGGCAGGGGGTTTTAGGCCAGGCTTGCCAGGGTTTGCCGCGTTATACGAAGCACGTCCCTTGGCATTAAGCCCACCCTTTGGGTTCTTGCCAGCTTTAGTCTGCCACGCGGGAGACTTAGCCATAGAACACCGTAATAGATGTTAAGTCTGTTACGTCAGCATACACGCTGGTTTCACAACGAACACCTTCCCCTGGAACAACAATATTAAATGGGGCTGGGGTAGTGTTAGCAGGCCAACTAGCTTGAAACACTACAGTGCCACCAGAACCACCATCTTTAATAACAAGTGAACCGGCAGTCGTGGCAGGAGAAATTAAAATCCCTTTAATACGAGCAGGTCCACTGAAAATATCGCCATCGTTAATACGATACGTACTTTTTACATCATATTGCATCGCCATTTGGGTTCTCCGTCTCTGCGTCTAACCGGTTAATTAGCATCTGATAAGCGGCGATGGTGGCTTGAGCTTGAATTTGAAAGACTTGCGCCTTGTTCAATTCTTGCTCAAGCTCCTTGATCTCAGCTTCCAGAAATTCCTTGGTTATCTGCATTAGGCAATGCTGGTGCCAACGGTGATGTAGTGGGGTACACCGCCAACCAGAATCTTGATGCCTTTGGCAGTACCACCAACAGTACCGGTTGCAACGATGGTAGCGGCGGGGCCACTCTCAATGTTCAACAGGTTCTGAACTTCACCAGTCTGCGAGCCGCTGTCCGTAACACGGATAAACGAAGAAGCTGCGCCAAGCGTTACGTTGGAGCTATAGTCAGTATCCAACTGGAGAACAGCCAGCGTGCCGCCAGGAGTCGTTGCCGAGCCACCCAGAGTTGCACGAATTGCGTTAGCAGCGCCAGAAATTGTGCCAGTTGTATTGATCGACGTGGAGATGTGTGCGCCGTTGATTGTGCCGCCAGTAGCTGCACCTGCACCGGTCACAACGGAGAAAGCACGGAGAGTCTCGCCCGAACCAGTCGAGGTAAAGGACAGACGCTGATAAGAAAGACGGGTATCGCCAGTAGTGGCAGAAGTAGTACCGTAAGAGCTGGAGATATTACCTGCGGAAGTTACTGCGATGGGGTCGGTAGAAGTACCGCCAATGAAGCCATTTTGCGACGCGACTGGGCCGCTGAACGTGGTCTGAGCCATGTTAAACCTTTCGTGTAGTAGCACATCCCCATATCGTCTCTACTACGTCTGCTAGGTCAGTCGATATGAGTAAAAAATCCTAGACTTACAGCGAAGAATACAGCAAAAGGGGGGCTTTGCAACCCCCCTCCGTACAACAATTAGGCAGCGCCCGGTGAACCGAACACGCCAAGCGGATCCGACCAGCCGAAGCTATAACGCTCACGAGCCTTGTAACGTACGTTACCGGTGTCAAAGTCACCGTCCATGGACTGAGCCAGGGGCGTACGAACAAAGTGCTTGAGACCGTTAGGAACGTCGGTCGTCAGGAACCATGCGTCTGTATCCGTCAAGAAGTGGTTAACGGCATATCCCTCGGGGATAGAACCGTTGTTCTTCAGTGCATTGATGTCGTTATCGGCAGTGCCAACACGCAGCTCGGTCTCAAGGATTCGAGTTGCAACGAACATCAGTGACGGGGGAACAATCAGCTTCTTGGGCTTAGCAGCGATGAGCAGACCACGCTCGTCCGTCCAGCCAGCGATCTGAATAACGGCGGCTTCCAAAGAAGTCTCGTTCAGGTCGGCAGGTGTGGAAGGCTCGTTACTGTTAACACCACCGGAAACCAGAGGATGCTGAGTCGAGAAGAGCTCAACGCCGTCACCACCGGGGTAGTTAGACGAGAAGCCGTTATTCAGGACGGCAGCAGCTTTAGTCTGCTTGGTGTAAGCCATAGCACGAGCCAGAGCCTTGGTATAACGAGCCGAAAGGCTGTCATACAGGTTGTCCTCGATTGCCTCTTCCGTGAGGGAGAAGCCCAGGACGATGGTCTCGTGGTTATAGCGAGCGGTCCATGCCTCTTGTGCATTGTCATAAGCCATGGCAGCGCCTTCGGCCTTGACTGGTGCAGCAGAGAAGCCAGACAGCTTCGTTTCTTCTTCGAAGGAACGCTCGGAGCTTTCGGTCTCGAAAATCTCCTTGTGCTCTTCGCCGTAACGTGCGTACTCCATACCGAACAACGCGTTCAGGCCTGGGAGCAGCTCTTTCAGTAGTTGTGCGCGTGAAATAGCCATTTAAATTACTCCTTAAGCGCCAGTGGCGTTGTAATACGAGTGGAAGCCAAAGTTAAACTTGACAATCAACTCAGGGAACACAAGATTACCGCTCGAAATGTAGGCGGTGTCAGGCACCAAATCTACAATTCGCATTGCATAAGTCTGGGTCGGGTTGCCCGAATCCCAATACACGCCAACGCGGGAATCACCAGTTGTGGTGTCACCAGTATTCAGAACGAGCTGGACGTTATTGCCCAGAACGGTCTGCTGGAGAGGAGTAACAGTAAGACCAGTCGTGTCAGCGCTGGAGCCAACCGAAACAACCTTGAACAGGGTGTCAGGATCGTCCACAACGATAGCAACTGCGTCGGTTACGCCGGAAGAAAATCCGGGCCAATACTGCTGAAACACCTTTTGCTTCGTGGAGGGGTTGGTGTAAGAACAGCCAACAAAAACTCCAACAATGCCAGGGACAGCGGAAGTGTCGGTGTCAAGCGTGCCCTTGATGATCGTGCCACTTGAGCCAATCATAACAACGTCGCCGTTAAACAGCGCGGTGTTATAGCTGACAGAAGAAGTGGTGATCGGCAGGGAGCGAGTTGCACCGGCAAATACCTGTCCACCGATCAAATTGATCGGGTTCAAGCCATACGGCTTGTCAACGGTAGGGTAAGCCATTTAAAACTCCTAAAAAGTTATTTGCCTTTACCGAACGACGCAGAGGACTTTCTCTCTTTAAAGAGGGGCATCCGAGCATCGCTCTCTCTCATAAAGCTGTTATCCACAGACTCCGCCTGAGCTTGTGTTTGCTTGTCAAAGTATTCTTTGCGCTGCTCAACAAATTCAAGAGGCATCTTGCAGAGTAACAATCCAGCAACCTCAATGTTGTCCTTAAAACGACTATTGGGGTCAGCAAGCAGTTTAAATTTGGGTTGCTCTTCAATCCGAACTGGCTCCCAGCCCTCGCGCATCTTTGAAGAGATGTTGCGGGCATCAGCCTGGTTCATCATGGAAACCCGAATCCAACGGTACGCATAACCCGGCTGCTTATCTGGCTGCGGCAGGGTTTCAGGGCGCATCCACTGCTTAGGACGCTCTGTTTGTGTACGGGACTCTAATTCGCGTGCAAGTCTATTTTCAGCCATTTTGATTCTCCAATTTCATAAATTCCTTCACATACTGTTCAGGCGTAATTTGTAGCCTCTTAATTGTGTTCATCTGGGATTGGGTCAGACGAACCTTCTTAGGAGCAGTACTTCGGGATGCCGGAGCAACCACTGTGGCAGCTTTCGTCTCGGTGCGCTGAACGGGCTTGCCGCCCCCGTCAGTCGTTTTAACTTCAGTCCCAAACTTCTCGGGAAATTTCTCACGGATTGTTGTGTCAATCCGCTGGTAATACTCATCGGTCGTCGCATACGCGGGACCATGGACAGCCACTAAATCTTCGTGCAAACCAAGTGCAAGGGCTGTCATTACCCTGTCTTGACCAAACCACCTGTTGCGCTCTTGCCACGCAGCCGCCTTTTGGTCAGGACGGGGCACTTGTGTTTGTTTCGGAATATTTACAGGAGTTTCTTCAATTTGTAAAGGGGTAGGTTTAAATCTTTCCGCCTGCTCTGCCCGGATCTGGGCTGCAGTCAACTTCTGTTGTGCCTCTACAATCTTGTCGGAATCCCCATCTTCATGGGCTTCCCGATACTCCCGCTTTGCAATCTCTAGGTTCCGAGCAGCGGTCTCTTTGAAGGAAGAAACAAGCGCAGATTCCCGTTCATTGACGGTTCCCTTGAGCTTTTTGTTCTCCTCCAGAAGCTTTTGCGCCATGGCAAGTGCTTCCTGATGCTCACGAAGGGCGCGTTCTTTCTCACGGCGCTCGTCGTGCCAGACCTTTTTCATCTGCTTCAGACGGGTCTTAACCTTGTCGGAGTACTCCTCTAACTCGTCTGCCTCTAATTCTTGAACGATTTCCTGGGGTAATGGCTGGCGTCCACGGTCCTCTTCGGGCGTGTCGTCAATCACCTCAATTTCGGTATCGTCTACGGGTTTACCCTTAGCTTCTTGAGGTGCTGCTTCTTCCTTGCCCTCTTTCTCGTCGGGAAACTCGAACTCTACCTCGTACTCTTTCTTTTCTTCTGCCATTTTTTACCCCTTATGCGCGACTAATGCCGCGAGGATCTTCTACAACCCCCTCAACACTGTCGTCGTTGATGATGCGGAACTCGCGTCCGTGGATTTTTACCCGTGTACCAGCATGAGGTCTGACAAGTACAAAGTCTCCCTCTTTACACCAGGGTCCGCTTGGGAAGCGGGCGGTGTCCTTGTAGCAATCCGGACCCATCTTGATTACAAACAGGACAGTAGTCAGTAACTCTTCGTGTTGCATCGTAATGTCTGCTTTCACGATACCGCTGTCGTATCTGTTCTCGATATCAGGCAACGCACACAAGATGCGATAGCCCGAAGGATCGGGAAGCTGCTTGGCTTTTTGTTCGGCTGTTTCGGGTAAAACAGTGGAATCTTCTGGGTTATCGGGGTTTGTGCCGATAAGAAGTTCACTCATCTGAATCGTCCATCCTTTCTTTGAGGTCGTTGAGTTTGGACTGCGCGACAAGAAGACCTCGGATCTTCCCGCACAGGTGTTGATACTCGGCGTAATCCTTGGCAGACCCTGCTGCCAAGCTCTCTTTAACTGCTTCCATATCCTCTCTCAGTTGCGCTGAGAGATAGTCAAATGCGTCCATTATTCACCTTGTTTGGGGGGTGTATTTCTGTTTTGCATGCTTTGAGCAATCTGTACGCCTAAACGTGTGCCCTCAAGTTCTTGCTTGAACTGTTGGTCAATCTGTCCACGTTCAATATCCACTCCAAGTTTTGTTCCTTCAATTTCGCTCTTAAGGGCCAAGTTCTCCATGGCCTGACGTTCTTGCGATGCGATTCGCTCCTGCTCAACCTGGATCTGTGCGGCCTTGAGCTGTGCATCAACCTGATCTTTCTGGGCCTTGCGTTGCTGCTCGGCTGCTTTGATCTGGAGTTCCTGCATCTGCATCTGGATGATCGGATCCTGAGCCTGCTGCTGAGCCTGTGCTTGTGCGGCCTGCTGCTGATTCTTAAGCGTGAGGTTCTGTGCAGCCTGAGCCACGAGACGAGACAGTGCTGTCTCCATCTCTTCGGACATCTGCTCATCTTCCTTCACAGTCGGCAGAGGTGCGCCAACTTGCTGCTCGATCATATTGCGGTACATAAACCCGTAGTGCTCTGCGATGTGCGCTTGCATACCCGCTGCCATCTGAGGTGCCATGGGGTTTTGCCCGATCATCTGAGCGGTCATGGGATCGCGCAGGAAAGCCAAGTGAGTAGCGATGTGAGCCTGATGATCCTGGTATGCGAAGGCTTTCAATGGCTTCATGCGAAGCATATCCATGTTTTCGCTGATCGGATCTTTGGGCTTCTGGTCATCCTCAATCGGCACGAGCTTCTGTGCGTTCTTAATCCCTAGCACATCCAGCATCTGCCGATGCAGTTGTGGCAGGTTATAGAGCTGAGGTGCTGTCTGAGCCAACTGGAGCGCTGCCTGATACTGAACAACCTTCTGCGACATAGTTGCCGCGTTGGGATCAGAGACAGGGATAACATCTACTGCATCGTAGTCGGACTTCTTAGCTGCGGGTGTGCCTTCTTCTGGCTCATATGAATACTCTTCCGGAGTGTAGTCACGGATGATTGCTTTCAGGAGTTTGAACTCCTGCTTCATGGAGTAGTGGATACGAGCTTGAACTGCTGACATCACCTTTAGCGTACGCTCAAGGATCGCTAACGTGGTTCCCACTGGCGATTGAGCAGACATGTCGCTGACCTTGAGATCAGCCGCAGAAGCGAACCGACGGCCCTCTTCAACGATGGTGCCCAACAGAGAATACAGAACCTGACTTGGCTCCTTGTAAGGGAGCGGCATGATGTTGTCTTTGATCGTGCCTGATGCTACATCCACGTCCCGCCATTCCGCCGGGGAAATTGGTGTGTCATCGCCCTTAACTCTAAGCCCCTTAGTCTTGAATCCTCCAGGCAGGTTTGACAATGTGCCAGCATCGACCAACTGGCGTATAAGGCTAGTCCCAGACTTAGCAAAAGCACCAATAAGGTGGATAAGACCAAAACAGTAAAACCCAAAACCCGGAACGTAACCGTAGTGGACGAAATGATTCCTCTTCGTTTTAAGTTCGTCATCAGGATGCCAATTTCTCCGTATTGCTAATACAGTCTGCGTAGATTTCTCAATAGTTACAACGTAAGGCAGAGCGATTCCCGTCTCCTTACCATCTTCATCTTTGTCCTCATGCCCATCAAGATCAAGATACACGTGCATCTCAATAATCTTGTAGCGGTCATCCGTCGTTGCACGGAAGCCCATCTTCTCAGCGATCTTCTTCTCTACTTCATCGAAGGTATCGCTTGGCGTGCCCAACTCAATGTCGCGGTAGAACCCAGCTACTTGTAGACGACGCAGCTCGTTCTCGGTCTTGCGCATCACATGTGATACACGCTCAGAAGTCTCAAGTGATGAGGCTCCGTAAGGGACCACGATATCTTCTGCAGGAACAAACAGCGACACCTGACGGTCCAGTGACGGGTCGAAGTACACCTTTTTGAACGCGTTACCAGCCAGTCCCAGACCCCAAAGCATGCGCTCATGCTCAGGGCGGTACTCAACCATCTTCTCGGTCAACTGGAAGTTCATATCAGCCTGCACACGCTGTGCGGCATCACGTGCTTCTGGAGTCTCTTTACCGATGATCTGAGTCTTTACAGGACCAGATGCGGGGAATGTCTCCATGATTGTCTCGGACTGGAACCGGATCAATGCTTCTGACAACATGGGGTGGTAGACACCGCAAGCTCCAGGCCAGGGTTCCGTACGATCTTCAATTTTCATACCCAGAAGCTCAAGACCGTCAACGTAGGTCTGCATCCAGTCCTTACGCGAGTCGATGTCGCTCTGGAAGTCGCCCAGCAGCTCTGTAGCCAGTACAGTTAGCTCGCTGTCGTCCATGCTCTCGGCTAGGTTGGCGTTGAAATCATCCTCAGCCTCGCCTTTTTCTATCTCAATCTCGATATCACCAATGCCAAGCTTTACTGACTCCGGATCCTCGATCTCGATCTCAATAGCAGGCTCTTGGGACATCACCTCATCCCCGATTAGCCCTAGCGGTGCCTGGTTTACTGCCTTCTCAATTGCCATTATTGGGCCTCTTTACGTTGATCTTTTAAATGGTCTGCAGCCATCCACGCTGCGTTCCAAACAAGTACTTTCCAATGAAAATGTTTTGGTTTCTCTTGATCAGGGTGAGTATAGAAGTCGTAGTTGTTGTACATGTGGCTGTAGGTCGAATTAAAAAGCTGCTTTTCGGCTGCATTCCACTTACGCCATTCTTTCACTGGTACCTTGTACAAGTTTCTGATTGCCATAATTCATCCTTAATAATACGGCTCGCGGTGCCGTCTAAATTGTATGGGTTCATCTTCTTCGTCAAGAAGCGTGCGTATATAGCCACCCTTGCGGAACCGCATGAGCGCTAGAGAAACCGAGTCCACATAGTCATCATGATCGCCTGCGGGGAAAGATGCAACCTCCTCCACGACTTCTTCCGCCCAGTGTGTGTTCGGAACCCACACCCTCCCGGATGCGAACAGGTCTGACACGGCGTTTAAGCGAGATATCTTGTCGTTACCCTTAGATGGGGTGAACTCCTGTACCGGAATACCCATGGCCCGCATCTCGTATATGAGTGGAGCGCCCGAAGCCTTCTTCTCGATGATCACCGAGTCCGGATCCCACTCCTTGTACTGCTCGATTGCGCATTTCTTTAACTCTGGGAACTCCATCCGGTCCCTAAACGCGTTGAGCATGATGATATTTGCCTGGTTTACCCCCGTGTCATCCGGTTGGTAGAACACTCCCCAGGTAGTACATGCAGAGTAGTCGGCCCGGTTGGACTTCTCGAACGCCGTATCCCAGGCCATCAGCGTAAATTCACAGTACGGAGGGTCGTCATGCTCCCAGATCTGCCACCACTCCCTCTTTACAATAGCCGAGGAGTCCGATGTGGGCTGCTGCTGGTACTGAGCCATCCACTTCCCATGCGGAAGTTCTTTCTGGAGCGCTTCTAGCTCAACCCTAGGCCAAAACTGAGGCCAAAGCGGCTTCCCAGACGGGAGAATTGCCGGAAACTCGATCACTTCCCACTCTTCCCCAGACCTTTGCCCCGCAGCCTTGATGACCTGCCCGGTCAGATCCCGTTTAGACCACCGAGTCATCACGATTATGATCGCTCCCCCCGGCTGTAGACGCTGACGAGGCCCGGATGTGTACCACTCGTACGTCTTGTCGTAGATCTCAGGGTTAGTTTCTGCCTGCGCAGCCTCTTGTTCCGAGTGCGGGTCGTCAATTATGAGGATGTCAGCGCCTTTACCGGTCACCGCACCGCCCACACCGATAGCGAAGTACTCACCGCCAGCGTTTGTAGCCCATCGACCCGCCGCTTTAGAGTCCGCTTGGAGCGCTACCTTAGGAAAAATCTCCCGGTAAGCCTCCTGATCCACCAGATTTCGGACTTTTCGACCAAATCCAACAGCCAGCTCCGCCGTGTGGGACGTCTGGATCACCTTTTTGTTGGGGAATTTGCCCAGAAACCAAGCCGGGAGCAGGTATGAGGCGAACTCTGACTTTGTATGACGGGGTGGCATGTTGATAATCAGGCGCTTTACTTTGCCCTCAGCCACCCTCTCGAACGCCGCAGCCATCTTTGCGTGGTGTGCGCCATGGATAAAGTTAGGCCAGACCTTTTTCACGAACTCCATGAAGGACTGTTGTGCCCGCTCAGCACTCTTGCGGTCCTCCAACTCCTCCACCAGCTCATAGACCTTGGCCTTTACACTGGGAGGAAGCTGTTTGAGGACGTCAGGATTCTTCCTGATCCGGTCCAGAAGATTCTGGTTCACCGTCGCTCCCTTTATTTAGCCCCAATTCAGCGTCCAAGTCTATGGTCTCTAGATCAATGACGTCGCTTTCCTTAACATCTTGTACGTCAGCTTTTACCGCTTGTTCCACAGGACCCATGTACCGCTCCAATAAAGAGCCAAGCTCCTTCTCGATCTCTTCGATGGGCTTTTGTTTCACGGTAACTTCTACCTGGTCGGTAAAAAGTTGGACTCCTTTACGTTTACCAAGCAGTTCTAATGCTTTCAGGCGGACCTTGGGGTCCTCGTTTTCAGTCTCTTCCAGTAACTTGTTAGTCACTAGGTTTTGAATTTTGCGGTTGGCTTCTAGGAACTCGTGGTCGTAATGATCCAGCAAAGCTTCTAGCTTGAGGATGGTGCCAGGGGGTGTTTTTGCAGGGACGAACTTTTCAGAGGCAATGATCTCGTGGGCTTTCACGGAGTCCTCTTCGGTCACTTCAACATCTGCGCCGGAATTAATCAGGTCCAAGATGGACGCGCACGCGGCCTTAGCTCTTTCACGGAAACCCTCAGCTTCCTCTGGCGTAACGTCAAAGGGCAGTGGTATTCCAACTTCCGGAGTCACAACTATGGGCACGTGTAAGAAGTCCTCTTGTCGGCTTCAGTTGGACGCGACCTTACCAGATCTGTATTGAAAGTCAAGAGGAGTGCCGGTCTTTCCCGGCTGTCATGGGCCATCACCCCCAAGGAGCTTCCATGCTTCGTTGTGAGCAGGACACAATCAATACCCCACCCACGCAATAAATATATACCGAAAGGAAACGGGACTCCAGATAAATGTAGGGGGGTGTTTTCTATAACTGGGGGTTTATGTGTACTTGACAAAATTAGTAGGGTATGGGG